TAAATAGATCAACTGGGGTACCCCAGCTACCTGAATAGGTTCTTGGACCATACATCAGATACTCTGGAAGCTTTAGGTAGAAATCTCCTTCTACTGCTTCTGCTGGAAATGTTGATGTAGGTGTTTGGGTACCACTTAATATTGATTTACCTCTAGGACCTGGTTGACCAGTATCAGAGATAATTACTTCATTCTCTGTTGTGGTAATGTCGATAATATTAGAGTTATCAATATAATTAACCATTAAACTACTGTCACCGCCCTAGAAACTTCTAACCATCCTTCTACAAGTCTTGTAAGTTGACCTGTTGGTATATGTTCAACAACTAAATCATATGCTGATTTTGGATAAGCAAACTTTGATGTTTTATCTGGAGCTGCATTTACTTCAATTTTTCCCTGGAGGGGAGTAACAGTAATGCCATTACCTTGAGTCAAAGAAGCTAATACTTTCTTTGAACCTGGTGCAGATTTGATATCCATAAATACACGATATTGTGTTAAATCAATTGGATCTCCGTCGGGATCTTTATAAATAAGGGTAAAGGTAAAGTTAGTAGATTGATCTACTTTAAAATTTTTAATACCAGCCATTAATTAATCCCTCCAGATTAATTCAATTTTATCACAAAAGCCGTTCTATGCTGATGTGGTAGTTAGGTCTACTACTTCGCAATTATCTGCGCTGCAGGCAAAGGTCTGGCTACCAGAAGTCATGTCTTCTTTTTCATAGAAAGACAAATCTGACCAATTAATTGCTGAAGGCATCTTGGCCAAAAGCTCTAGGTACTCCAGTTCGGTTACTTCTTGATACGGAGCCTGCTTATAGGTATGATCTGAATACGGTAAAAATGAAATTCCAGATACCTCGTCAAAATGGTCGTATACCCATGCCCCTACAGCCATCCATTCATCATCACGAACAGATACGGTAATTGAAGGCTTATGCTCACACCACTCTCTCTGATATACCAACCATGTATTTAAATGGTCAATAGCAGTAAGGTCATTTCTAACAATTGCACCCTCTGGTGCTTTTACTGGGAATGAAAATACAGTTGTTGAGTCTGGCTTCATAAAGTCTGGTTCATTTGGAACCTCGTATGCCTTCATCAATTCTGTTAATGGATCTTTATTGTCTGCACGTACTGTACGGATATAGTATTCTGAGTGCCATGGGTGCATTCCTGAAGATACCCCAACCAACTGTGATACTGTACCTGAAGGCTTAACGCATGTAATAGCTGCGGACTCAGGAATAGAAAGCTTTGCCGCTTCTTCCTTGTTAGTCTCTCTTGCATAATCACGAAGACGGGCCAAGAAGTCAGAAAGGTCTTTAAGGTTTTCTTTTCCAGACATAAACTTGTGACCAAATTGTCCTGTTAAAGATACTCCTAGTAGTCTTTCTTCTTCTGTATTATCCTTCCAGATCTTACGAAGATACTTAAAGTCTGTAAGAGTAGATTGCCATGTGCCAAGGATTGTAGCTAGTCTTACCTTGTTAGCAATTGTCTCTTTTGTGTCATGTTCACGAATAACAACTTCTGACAAGTTGCAGAATTGGTACGGGCGAAGAATAATTTCTGAGCAAGGGTTTGTACCGTAATGGATTTCTGGATCTCTGCGGCCCCAACGAGATGCTTGCTTCTGTGCAGCATTAACATTGTAGATACCACGCTCTCCTGACTTTGAGTCATATAGATTCTTCCATTCAGCAATAAACTGTTCCATCTCTGGCTTACGAGAATATGCAACTGAGTTATTTGAGAGTGCACGTTGTGAATTGTTCTCCCACCAGTTACCAGTTTTTGCTTGTGCCATTTCAATGTCGTTAATGTTTGAAAGAGAAATCATAGCAGAACGACGAACGCCACCTACTACAACAATCTCACCAATCTTGCACATAATGTCATGGCATTCAATTGGCTTTAGTTGACGACCAGTTGCATTCTTAAACTTTGCAATTGTAAAATCAAAAAGGTTAACTAGTGGCTGTGGTCCAGATGAACGTCCACCCATTGTCTTAAGTCTAGCTCCTGCTGGACGCAACTTTGAAACATCAATTACTGGAATCTGTCCTGCCCACAACATAGCAAGTAGTTCCTTGTATGCCTTTGCCCAACCCTGCTTAGAATCTTCTACTACAATTGTAGTTGTTGTCTTTTCTAGCTTCTCTGGAACGGCGGGAAGTTTATTAATGTACTTATACTCTACAGAGAATCCAACACCTGTACCACACATTAGAATATACATTGTTTCATCAAATGATCTTGGTGAATCTACTGGAACAAATGAGCAATTGTATCCTGCCACATTATCTCTTTCAAGTGCTGCTCCAGCAGTCATGACAGAACGCATTGATGGCATAATGTCAAGATTGTAAACTGCCTCACGAAGTTCTTTAAGTAGTTCTGGCTTTGGAGTATATCCATGATTTTTACCTAAGTGGTTTGTCATGAATCCAAAATATCGATCTACAGTTTCACCCCAGGTTTCTCTACGATTCTCTGACTCTATATATCTTGCATAGCGAGATAGAGCAATAAATTCCTGATAAGGTGATGGTAACGACATTTTTGTGAAACTCCTTCTAGTGCCTCCTGGCACTTAATAAATTTTTTGTTGAGATACAATCTTACCACAAGCTTTTACGAGTGCGGAAGTGTTTATGCAATGTTTTTTAAATGGGCAAAAGCTTTTTCGGTTAAGGTAAGCCAATCATATTGTTTATACATTTCATCTAGATTACTCAGGGCAGTTTCAACATACTGATCATATTTATAAACAACTTCTGTCATTAAATATTTTAAGTGGTCGACATCTGGATGAAACATTTTTCCTGGAAGCATTAATGGCCAAGGAGAATCTCCAAGTGTTGACTGTAGCTTTAGGGTTATAAATTCTTTATATGGTGCCCAAGCCTCTGTGCAAATTACTGGCATTCCCGTCGCCATTGCTTGAATAGGAATAAAACCAAAACCCTCTCCGTAGGACGGGTAGATCAAACAGTGATGAGAATGCATAAGCATCACTAGCTCTTCATCAGACATTTCTTTTGAGACAAACTTAATATTAGGATATTTAGAGAAATCAACTCTTTCGCCAAACATATCGTAAACCCTTATTGTACTTGTCTCATGACACTTTACAGTTAATTCGACATCAGGGTTATTTCCGAATGTTTCTATAAATGTCTTTACAGTTAAACTTCCACCTTTTCTCTCTGATGGTTCACCAATGTGTAAAAATCTAAACTTTGATCCAACAGTTCTTTTTGTAGAATTTTTCCATACGTCATGCAGTCCATGCTTATAAATCTTTATTGGTCTTGTTACACCCTGCTCTTTATATACCCAAGCATTGAAAGCGCATGTAGCCCATACTTCATCACACCGATTCATATTTTCTTTCCAGAAATGAGGCAAAAGGGTTGACTCCCACGGTGTATATCCGATAGTATATTGAGTAGGCCTGTTGTATTTGTATGCGATGGGTGATATGAAATTAAGCTGAAGATCAGCTTTAGCGTTGTTTGGGGTGACCAAATGACCTAATTTCTGAAGGGAAGTGATTATGCCCATGCTGGCCTGGCCGTATCCAACGGCGGGATTATATCCAGATTCGGATGTAAAAAAACTTATATGCAAGGGGTACTACCTTTCGCTTCAGAATATTTTCAGTATATCACAAAGATTTTTTAAAAAAAAGTCTTGACAAGGTACAAGAAAGAGGTTATTATAATATAATGAGTAAAAACCTAAGTATTAGGTTACTTAGTTATTTATTAATATTTATATTAGGAATTAATATTACTCCTAGTATAGATTTTAGTAGATATACAAAAGAACCGTTAAAAAAGGTAAGTAACTTAGAAGATTTAAAGACTACTCGTGAATATCAGGAGTATCTTGAATCTTTAAAGAAAACCATGGAAATTGTGAAAGCTAGAACTAATAAGCTTGAGCAATTTAAAAAGGCTAAGAAGTTAACTGACGAAGACCTTGCTATTTTATTGTATTTAGTAGGCTTTGAAGGTAATGAGCTTAAGAAGGCCTGGGCTATCGCAAAAACGGAGTCCAATGGCCGCCCCGTGGCATATAATGGTAATACAAAGACTGGAGATAGTTCTTACGGGATCTTCCAAATCAACATGATTGGAAACCTAGGGCCAGAGCGTCGTAAGAAGTTCGGGCTTGATAGCAATAAGGAGTTGCTAAATCCAGTTACCAATGCAGAAATTGCATTTCATATGTCTCAGGGTGGAGGAGATTGGTCTTCATGGACCAATTCAATCCAGAAAGCCAAAACATGGGTACTTAACTTCCCTAAAGTGGATCTAACCCCTTATAAAATACCAGTCGAAGCTTGACATTCGGTAAAATCAAATGATACAGTTAATCTATGCAAATAGATAACACTGGGGTAATTGATATCAGAGTCGTAAGACAGTGGCTTGATACTCGCACAGACTTTTCACATAATGTTTCGTGCAGTGTCAAGCTACTATCTGGTTTTGACGATGACGGTGTATACCTATTTTGCCTAGAATGTAATGATAGAGTGTATGTAGGACTGGAAACATATAAAACAATGGAACGAGAATTGAATGGCTGAAGAAAACGAAAATATTTTACTTGGAATCTATATACAACTATCAAGAGTGTATGATATGCTTATGATTATAGCCGACGGTGTTGGTAAGGGCGAAGA